CTGTATGTGCCAGCTTCCGGTGTTGGGATTGTCGGTGTCACTGGTTTAATGGGAATATCTTCCGGTGGAACTTCAGTCCAACCTTCAGATGGGAATGTCTTTGTTTCTGGTGTCTGCAATATTGTTGTTCTATCAGAGGGCATTACCATAATCCATACCTCCTACTGCAATTGCTCCGGTGGAATTGGCTGCACTGGCTGAGTCGGTGTTTCTTCAGATGTAGCATTGCCACTAGATTGCTGACCAAGTTGTGTTTCCAATGCCTTGGCAGCAGCAGCATATCTCCCCGATTCCTCAGACATGCCCGCCGCTGTCAATACCTTTGCTTGCTGATAGAGTGAGTTAATCAAGTTGACAGTTTGTGCCATTGGATGAGCCAGTGCCATCTCCGCGTTGATCTTTGCCATCTCACGCTGAGGGTCTTCAATCTCAGGGAACAGTCTGTCCATAATCTGGACACTGCTAATCTTGAATTCTGGGTTCAACATTCGCGCCGTCTGTGATCGCTGTTCAAAATCACCAGGAATCACCAAATGGAACAAGGTATCAAATTCAAACTCCGGCGTTATTAGTTTCTTATCAATCTCCACTCCCTTGGGCAATTTCAAATTCTTCCTCACACCGTCAAGCCATGTATTATCCATATAGCTCAAGATAAACATCATGGCTTGGTAGTATGGATGCAATACTTGTTGGGCAGCACTGGAAATCTGGCTAATCACATAGCCACTAATTTGCTGCTGTACATTGCCGTGCATGCTATATGGGAAACCCCCGCGTTGTATTTGGTTCTGGACATCAAAAATACTCGTTGACAATTCCACTGGGATTGGAGGGACGGGCAGTGTACCAATTGATTCCTCAGGCAACATGCGGAATATTGCACCGCGAGTAAATATGCTATTTTGATCCAATATCTTTGTGCCTCTGGATTTTTCCCACCATCGCGGTTGTGCGGTGTCCCTCATCATTTGTTGCAAGAATGTTCGCTGTTTATTGTAACTTTTGTAGACCGGCTCATTGGCAGCGAAAATGCCCTGGCCCATTGTCCTGGCCCAATCTGTCGTCAGCTGTCCCCAATCTGGCAACCCACCCATTGGTAAGCACAAAATTGGAATTGCTTCCAGCTTACTGTCCACAGTGAGAGGAATTGCCAAGTGATTGTTATACGCCACTGCCTCTGCAACACCGTCCTCAGTGATTGCCCAGTAATCACTTATCGTTACATCTGATGTGAATGGACTCACCGGTTTGGGTAGTCCGCCATCAGCAATCCTCTTATTTGCTTCCACCGCCGTAATTGTATACTTGTGGCCGCATTCAATCAATCCATCAACCCCAAACACTGGGAAGGTTTCTAATGGATGCCATACCTCTCTAATCATCTTGCCATTTTGAACCAATGAATAAACACTGGCCCAGCCGGTCAATATCATCAAGCTCGCCAATTTCTCGATCCATCTGCCCTTGCCAGATGCCATTGCATTTCTATCAACAATCTTCCATTCAGCACTGCACAATCTCTCCAGACTGGATGCCATTGGAACCTGCTCAGGGGTAAGGGGGTCAACTGGAATCTTGTGCAATACTTTCTGTGGTGTCAATAGGTGAAGGGACATGTTGTAGAAAGTCCTCGGATCATTCCCCACAAAACTCTCCATGCTTGACTCGGCCAACGCATCAACCAAGTTCAGCAAATCATACCATTCCTTGAACTTGGGCTTTCGACTAATCCATTTCTTTTGCAGATCATCAACCCTTGCCTGAACTTGAGTGCCTGATAATTGTTCAATTGCCATGTTGATCCTCCTTGCCTACCATTACCATGTGTGCCATCCTGCCGCGCCGACGAAGCCCTTGACAATCGGTGAAGTTCCCTTGGCAGCGATTCCAATCATCCCCGCCATTGCTATGTCATCTTCAGCAATGCTATCCACATTGGTGCCAAAGTACCGCATGTTCCTGATTTCCCTGATGAAGTCAATATCGCAGCACTTAACTTGTGGCAATAGCTTCCTAAATTCATCCACCATGTAGTGCTTACTTCTGTCAGTCGTCCACCATCCAGGTTTATTTGTTGCCTTCCCCGTTGCCAAGTCGCGCCAATAGAAAATGTTGGGGTACCTGTGGATGTCGATCAATGCTGTCAACACTGGGCCACCAGGATTATTGGCCTCTACCACCAATGTTGCATCTTTGTAATAGTGACCCAATGATGCAAGTTTCTCGGCGAACACATTGGGTACAAGCAACCCAGTCAACCTTGCACAGTATTGCATGTTCAATACATCCCATACAACCGCCGCCGCTTTGTCACCATAGCCAACAGTTGGGTCTGCACCAATGACATAAATTCCACGCTCTTCTGGCAAATGCCAAACCTGTGCATTTTCAAAGCTGTATGGAGCAGGATATGCACCCTTCGCCAATTCCTCAAGCAATTTTCTGTCAAACACCATGTCTGACACTGGCAAAAAGCATGTTACTTCATCTTCGGGGTATTCTTGCCAAAAGATTCCTTTTCGTTCATGAATCTTTCGTCTTCGCCATCTGATTTGTTCTTCATCAAGGTGGTGCAATCTAATGAGTCTTTCCTCATCTGGTGTATAAGTGATGTCAGCAATGTCAGCCGCGAGCGCGAATTCTGATCCACGGGGAATCCGGTAGCTAGAATCAAGCCACCAAGGGTAGAAAAATGCTTTCCAAACTGATTGTCCATTCTTCTCACCTTCTCTAGCTTCCAACCACAGTTGATGGAACTTATTGCCCTCTCCATTGGGGGTGGACTCAATTACTATGCACCCTTCCATCGGTACTCGCTCCGACATGGGATCGAATATCTTTTCGGGGTCAGGCCAGAAAGCAAACTCCGACATGTGGGCATTATCAATTCTTTCTCCCCTACCAAATACATATGACCTTGCACTGCCAATGTAGAAGGTAGACCCTATGTCATCCCAGGTCATTTCGTATGAACTCCTGTGGTGCATGGTTGGTTTGTACTGATCGGGGATGGATGCCTCAAAGAACTTTGCTTTTGCCAACAATCGCTGCGTGATGAATTCTTCATGTGCAATTATCACCGACGTTGTGTTGGGAACCAATATCGTATTGACTAGGTTCCTCGCCATAATGCCACTGGTGAATCCCATCTGGCTCCCCTTCAACACCAAATTCCTATGCCCCATGTTTAAATGGAAATGTCGCTGGACAGGGTTGAAAATGAAGGGGACTACATTGCGACCTTTATCTGCAATTGCAATATTGTTCTCGATGAAGTGTAGTTGAAATTCTGGATCACGCAATGTTTGTGAGATCACTTCGGGGTCGGCATTGATCGGTGGTTTTGTTGCCATTATCTCTTGGGCCTTCTCCTAATGGTTCGCCTAATCCTCATTCCCCCCGATCCCCTCATAGCCTTGGCCCCAGGCATTCCTATCCTGCTCACATGTGCCTTTGTTGCATTGCGCCTTGATGCCCTAACCTGTGTTGGTGTCGCCCTGCTACCTCTAATCCTACTCATTCAATCCCGTCCTTAACACAGCTTTCATCTCAGTGCTGCCATTCTTCCCTTTGTGGAAGCCCATGACAAATTCGCTGAACTCCGGCAATTTGTCAAGCAATCCACTTTTCTCCTTCAGCATCTGCAATTGCACCGGTGTATACTGCCCACGAATCTTGTGCAAATACTCCCTCTCTTCTTTTGTCAATTCAACCTTCTCATCCTCCGCTAGCTCATTGCCATCATCATCAAACTTGTTGCTTTCCTCAATGGCCTTCTGTAGAATCCTCCTGTCCTTTTCCATGACCATAACAAAGTTTCTGAGGTAGGCAATGTTGATAGCCTTGGTCGCCAATTCCTCTCTCAATTCATGGAGATTCTCTTCCATCTCCAAGAATCTTGGTTCCTTTGTTCTCCATCCAGCAATAATACTCCTGTGAATGCCAAGCAAATTGCACGCTTCAGTCTGGTTGAAACCCAATGCCCTGTACGCAAGAAATTCCTGCATGCGGGGGTCTTTCAATGGAACCAACGCTGCTGCCGATTTGCCAATTTCCAAATCGGTGGGATGATTGATAGGCTGAAGTGTCATGATGGGAAGTCTAGCACAAGCAACAGGGGATGTCAAGAAGGGGGCTTGACAAGCTGTTTATCTTGTGGTATACTTCAAGGGTATAGGTTTATAGGTAAACTACAGGGAGGAAAACAATCATGGTAATGCCTACACGCCGCCACATTTGGAATACCCCCAGTGATGGCATCATCTACAACGTCAAAGCCATGAGGAAAGATCATACAATTTTCTGGTGGAAATATCACGGTGTCAAGGTAGAGAAGGCAAACATCTACTCAACAGACAGTGATGGAAACATCTATCAATGGTGTGACCCCAATCATCCACCGAATGTATCACCGCTGCTTGATACAATGGGGTGGAAGAAAATCGGGGAACCATTTGCACATACTGACACCGACCCATACTTGGATAGGGCTGGGATGAATTGAAAGTAGAACAATGAGTACAATGTCCGTGTGGTTCCAGCACAATAAACAGCGTGGAACATGTGAATACTCCCAATGCCCACAGCCTGTCATCATTGCCGGTGAACCAATTGTCCGGTGTAGGTCGGTGGATAAGCATGGGTGGTCACACTACCGCAAATACCACATCAATTGTTATGTTGTGCAGGGGTTAGAATACTTGAAAGCCAATCCATACATCCCCAAGAGAGTCCCCCAGTGTGGTAGGACACCAATGTCTGCAACACTCAACCCCGAACAGGAGAGAAAGAGATTCCTACTCATACGTCGGCGGAATTACTTCATCAGTGAAAGAAAGAAACTTGCAACCAATGGACAACATGATACTCCCCGAATGATTGCATTGGGGGTTGAAATCAACATCATAGAAGCAGATATGGAATCAGTTGGTGGATGTCCTGCACGATGGAGGAAACAATAATGTACAAGGGCCAACGCCGATCAAGGCAATTGGATGATCTCCCAGATCGTCGTAAGACTGATTCTGACTTGATACCAATCAGACAATACTCCATCACCGACAAGTTGGATGATCAATCAATCAACCTACTCAATGAACAATATAGCCTATATGTCGCGGCGGTGGGAAATCTAAATAGAAAGGAAATTGGAGGGGTGAATTTCATAGGTGAAGATGTTGCCGAGGGAACTGGTCAATTGCCACATCCTGCCGCCGCGCATAAACAGGGGTACAGGCAGGGAAGGAGAAAATCATGCTGAGATACATAATAGAAGATGAGGGATTTCCTATCTATTCAATCACAGATGCAGGTGAAGTAAAAGCACATCTGCTCACCGACATTCCAGATGATCTAATCAAACGCTATGAAGCCGCAGAGTCTGAGTACAATGCAGTTCAAACTGAACTGGGAAAGCTGTATTTTGCTAAGACTCTTGAATTGAAGGCTTACTATGGAAAAGTGTAAGAAATTGCATTGCCCTGGTGCCGCCGCCTGCCCATTTGAGGGTGAACTCATTGCAACAAAAGCACACCTTGTTGACTTACGCAATTTGATCAATTCACTATTGCCCGCTTACCTAGAGCACACTAATCCCAATAAGGAAGGAGAGAAGAAATGAACAAGTACACAGTGTTTAATGATCCAATGGTACCACCAATCATTGTCGTTGAGGCGGAAAGAATGACTGTCAATGAAGCCAATGGCATTGTGGTGCTGGACAGTGAATCTAAGCACGAAAAAACCACAGTGATCAATTCCAGTGCGTGGAGCATCATCACCGAGGAACCATTGACATGAGAACAATTCACCGTGGGCCAATCCACTTACCCACCGATAGAATCCACATCTGCATCAAATGCCAAAATGCCGGTGGAACCATGAAACAGTGTGGCACATCAAATCAGCCGCGATATGAGCACATTACCCCGTGTCCACCAAGACCCAAACCACAATACTCCCTCCCATCACTCAATCGTCCAGTCAAACTGAAGTAGGAGGAATTCTAATGACTACACCAATATTTTGGATTGAAGGGGATAGACCACACACATGGGGATGGTTCCTTGTAACACATCTTACCAATGACATCCCGCCGCAAAAGGCAGTTGCTTACGCATGGTTTAACAATGATTCAATTGAAAAATGGTGGGTAGGGCTTCCAGGCTGCCAGCCACTTGCCAGAACCATAACCCATTATGCAATCGTTCCATTGCCTACTTGATTAGTGTTTTTTGCCCTGGATGATTTTGCGTGAGTGACACTAAAGAGAACAATGTTATCATAAAAGGCAATTCCCCATGATCTCCCAGCTAGGGGCAGTCCCCACCACATTTATATCCCATGTGACATGATCTTACCCACTACATTACAGTGTTATCGTCGCCGTTAGTCCAATAGTATTATCCCATGCGTATATCCACGGTGATTATATCATTGTATTATCCAATGCGATGATCGGTGTGG